TCGAGATAAGGGCCGAAGTCAGGGTCAGAATTGTGCCGCTTACGCTATAGGCATCTTCGTGCTGTTTAACGCCGTTGACCGTAACGATAAGGCTCTGCTCGTTGGGAGCCGTCCATGTCAGCGTATGGGTCGCACTGGTCGAACCCGTTACATCAAAACGCCTGATGTCAGACGCTTTGCGAGTTGTGTTACCCATATAAGGCATTAGGTGATCTCCAATACACTGATGAAGCACTCAAGGTCTGATGCCGCTGAAGCGGTTACCGTCAGTTTGTCTGCGGCTTCTAAATTGATTGGTTTATCAAGAACCAAGGTTGAATCCGCCGGAACAGGGATTGTCTTACCAACGTGGTAATACGCGGTTCCAGAGTTGTCGTAGACCTCAATCGTTGCGTCCACACTTGATGTGCCATCCACGTTGGATAGGTACACCGCGTGGATCACTGCTTCCGTTGCGGAGGGACAGGTATAGACATCCGTTCTTGATGTCGCTATCGCGGCCCCGGCGTTTTTAAATGCGTTTGCCATTTTCTATTAAATCTCCTGATTTTTTACCGAGCCAAGAATCACCTTACGGTTATCCGCCAAGCGCCAAACTCATAGCGGCACTGTTGTCTGATGCCGTGATTTGAAGTTGCTCATTGCCGCCTGAGTTCAGTGTGGTAAGGGTTACGTTGTTACCCGCCGCCACCTTTGCTGACAAGTAACCGGGAGTAGTGTCTGATGCTGAGTTACCAACAAGTACGTCAGTGTCTCCAGAGAGTGCCGCCCAACTACTACCGTTGTAGTACTTGAGTACAGTATTTGTCTCGTCATACCAGAGGTCGCCCTGACTTGGCGAACCGGGGGCGCTTGCGGATATGGTGTACTCGTTTGCGTAACGGTTAACGTCAGCAATCGAAGCCGCGACTGTGTTTACATTCGTGATTGAGCCAGCCGTGGTGTTGACGTTGGCTATTGATCCCGCAGTGGTGTTGACGTTTGCGACATTCGTCGCCACAGTCCCAACATTGTCGGTTGGCGAGATTGCGCCCGCCACAACGCCGATGTCGGTAGCATCCCCCGCGACTGATGTCACATCGCTTGAGATTCCGGCCACCGTTGTCACATTGCCACTGATTCCAGATACAGTGGAGACATCACTGCTGATGCCGCTAACCGTGTTGATGTGACCTTGTTCAGTCGTGGTCGGTGTAGTTCTCAACCATGTGGTCGTCCCTGCATCGTAGACCATCATCACGTTGTTGGTCGTATTGAAGTACAGGTCGCCGTCGTCCAATCCGGTTGATGGATCGGTTGCCGCCGCGCCGTGGTACTGTCCTTGAAATGTCGCTAGATCAGAAGCGGCTGACGAAGCAGATGACGCCGCATTAGTTTCGCTGGTCGAGGCATTGCTCTCGCTGGTTGCCGCCGCCGAAGCACTGGCGGCACTTGCGGTGGCTTGCGTAGTCGAAATCCCCGCTTGGGTCGTCGCAGTCGCGGCTGACGTACTTGCAGAATCCGCATGGGTCTTGGCCGATCCTGCCGCTACCGTGGTTCCGATTGCATATTCTTTCGCAGAGTACTCAGCCGTATCGACGTATGCGCCAGTGGTCGTGGCCCATTCTTTAGCCGCGCCTTTGGATGAGGTTGTGGTTACGCCTGTGCCACCAACTGCCCATGCTTTTGCTGAGTGTTCAGAAGTGGCCCCGGATACCCCTCCGTCTGTTTTCTGGGCATAGTCTTTCGCTGAACCACCAGTCGAAGCCTGTGTGCCTTGCGCGTACTCTTTGGCGGAGTAGTTCGTGGTATCGACTGTCCCTGATGTCTCAATGGCCCATTCTTTAGCCGCGCCACGCGAGGCCGTATCCGAAACATCCGTACCCCCGATTGCCCATGCTTTAGAACTGTAGTCCGTGGAATCAACGATTCCATCGGTCTTACGCGCCCAGTCGCGGGCTTCGCTGACGTTGACCATCAGTTCCCACTTAGCGGCAGACAGGTCGGTAGACCAAGTGCCTGACGTATGGGCCGCAATACATATATAGAGGTTATCGGTACTGGCTCCTGCCGCGCCATCTACGACGACATCACGCAAGGAATAAGCATAACTAGTGGCCCAAGTGCCTTTCCAATCACCGACTCCGGTCTGGAGTTCAAGGTTTCCAGACGTATCAAACCCGATTGCTTTCCCTGCCCTGTTCGTGGCGTTCTCTGTAATTTGCCAGTCTGTTTGGGGTGACCCTTCGTTAGGCAGTTTAAGCGCCCGTTTAATGTTCGTTTCGCCCAAGTCCCATGCGGTGACAAGAGCATCGTAATCTGACTTAACAACGTCACCTCTTGCGAGTGTCCCTTTCGTATAGGAACCTTGCCTTGTGTAATAACTGTTAGCCATTTAACGCCGTACCCTCCTTGGGCTGTAATGCACCGTCACACCTTGCAAGATGTGGGGCTGTTCATATGTTGCTTCAGACAAGATCAGCATCCCCATGTTGGTTCCAATCCCGTCGAGGTTTTCCTCTGAAGTGGAAACGATCTGTCCCGTCCAGTTGAAGTCATCCCAGTTATCGATGTTCCAATAGCCACCACTTCCATCGATGTTTAGGTTTCTTGTTCTTGCCGCAGGAACATCTGGGTCTGAGTACGAATAGTCAGGCTGGAACTGAAGTGAAATGCTGGAATCGCCAGATAACTCAAACTGAATCTTTCTAAATCGCTTGTCTCTGGTTGGCGAGTCGTAGTGATAGTAGGAAAACCGCAACATCGCTTCGACAGCAGAACCATCAAAGGACGTGCCTTTGTCCATCTGGTAGACGTACCCGTCATCAGACCCAAAGAAAAGGATTTCATCTCCTACCGAGTCTTCAGAGGAGCAAACCGTGTAGACCACTTTGCCAAGATCGACACGAATAAATCCTGCGATCTTGTTTCCAGAGAACGTGGCATATATTCCAGTGCCATCGTTAAAGAACAGCCTGTACTGTCCTTTGGCTCTCACCCGAACCGAGGCAATAGACTTACCCTTCTTGTCGGAAATTATCGGGCGAATCTTTTTGCTGATGGAGTTCATTGCAAAGTCGCCGTAGGCATTTACCGCTGAAAGCGTGGTCACGCCTCGATCATCCAGAAACATAGTTTCCGTTAGGTTCTGAATCGTGTACTCCCCTGCCCCAGAATCGTTGGAAAATGTTTTCAAATTCCAGTCAGAGGCACTGGTTCCATAGAGAACGTAGATGCGGTTGCGGTTAAATACCGCCATTGCATCTCCGGGCTGAACTTGTAGCCCTGTAATTTCCCCACCAGTACCAATCTCAGATGCCCCTGTTACAACTGAGTAACCGTAGGGATCACCAATCGATGAATGCTGTAACGAGCCTTTCTGGAATGCTAAGAAAAGGTGTTTCTTATGCGCCGCGAGATGTCTCGGTGTATCGACGGACATACCAGTGAACAATGGCACTGCGTAAGTTCCATCCCATTCAAAAGCCGTGTTAAATCCATCAACCCAGTACATCCGATTGGTTCTGCTAGAACCGCCAAAGTTGTAATTCACAAACTCATATCGACCACCGGGAACGAGAGAGATCGTGACTAAGGCGCTTGTTGAAACTGCGACGGTTGAAGAACTGACTTGAAGGTTTTCGCTTGATTGAAACGTACCGGATACGCCCGTAAGAACGAAAACTCCCGTTGCATTGGTTGATCCAGTCGATCCCGTTGTCGTTGTTACTCGACGTACTGTCCCGCTTGCACCAGAAGTTGCCCCTGTCAATGTCGCGCCTTCGGCAACGGAAGCGGAACCCGTGTTGTATCTGATGTACTGGCCCAGATCGACAGCCGTCCATCCTGATGTCGATGACTTGTACATCTTGCATTCGGTTCCGCCCGCGTTGTCACGAAACGCATAGGTCGATCCGCTATAGACCCAGACCCCCCTCATGGCCCCAGAGCCGGGAACCGTTCCAATCTTGGATCGCGCCCTCTCTATAGAGGCTTGAGAATAAGTTGAATCAAGGGAATCGGTTGTTGCGCCCAAAGCGTTTTCAGCCGTTTTAACTACCGCTACGGTAGATGCGCTGACTTGGATGTTTTCTCCTACGGTAAAAGTACCTGTCAGCAAGGCAATAGCCATGTAGCCAACAGCATCCCCGCCCGCATATGACCCACTCTCCACTACCGCGTCTGCGATAAGTTCTGCCGTGGCTCCAGATGTCGCGCCAGTGATGACGTTTGTATCAACTGAAGCCGCTGATCCAGTTTGAAACTCTAGAATCCAGTAAAGGCTTTCGGATGGTTTCGTTTTTCCGTCAAACCTTTCAAATCCATCAATACGTCGATAACCACCCTCTGGATAGACCTCGTAGTTTTGCCCATAAAGAAGACTACCGGGAGGCTGTGACAGGGCCGGATCAGTGAGTATTTCTCCCCCCATAAAAGGGAAGTACTTGATCCGCATTGACGATGGTGGGAAAGGACTCCTTTCAATTATGTTTGAATAGATATTGGTCATACAGGCTGTACAACTTCATCCATATCAAGATTGCCGAATCTTCTGATTCTCTGGCCCGGAAGAGACTGCGATTCCAATTTGTCCAGCAAATCTTGGTATTCAGCAGAAGACCCAAGCAGTATTTCTGGCGCTTCCTCTCTCTCAGCCCACATCGTTTTCGCTCTTGCGACGATAATTCTGTGGTACTGAGAAGGAATCACAGACTCATCTGTGTTCGCGGTCATCTTCGTTGGGGTTTTCCAGTAATCCGCAGTAATCGTGTACGCCTTGTCTGGCGGTGGATCGACGATCAGACTGCTGTCTGGTTGAACCACGACATATGTCGGAGAATCATTTGTGGCAACTCCCTGACGAAAGTCTGCTCTCCACTCCACATAACTAAGTGTGGAAAGACTGATCGAATCATCTGTCGTGTAGTCCAGATAAAACGAGCGCATGTCCCAGTTGCCTAAATCAGTAGGCTTTGTAGTTGCGGGCGCTCTTGTTCCTGTCGATAGCGTTGACGAGTACTGCGACCAAAGGAAGTTCCAGTCGTGCCACAAGGCTTGAATCTGGTAATCGGCTTCCGCAACGAAATCGACAATGACTTTTAGTTGTCCTTCCTGTCCAACTACTGTAGATGGCCCAGTGCCGGATATACCGACTTCTTGCCTAACCGTTTGACAGAGTTCTAGAAATGTCATTCTTTAAGTTCCAGTGGTAGTCGATAGCATCGACCACTTTCTTTGGGTCTAAACTTGCGGTACACATTGCACCGCCTGTTTCTTCGTGCCTGTTGCAAGTATCAAATCCGTAATGCAACTTATGGCAGGGGTAACACTCTGCATCTGACGTGACGGCTGTTGTGTTAACCCAGTGTTTTGTCAGGTTCTCTTCCGATGAGTGGCTCAACATGACCACTTTCGCTACGTCTTCTGAACTGACCGCATTCAAGACCCCTGTTTCTGGGCCAACCACTAAATCGGAAGTTTGAGCAAAAGCGAGGGATTGTCTTATTGACCAGTCACCACTTTTACAAAACACTCTTGGTTCTTTCTCCCAACCTATCTCAAGCATCTTGCATAGTTCTTCGCCTACCAAAACGAATCTCGCCATTGGCTCTTCCATTAGGTAGTACGCAATGACTGAATCCATGTATGGATAGGCTTTGTGGACTGACGATCCTGACAGGGCTACAACGATGACGTAATGCCCTGCGCCAAGACGCATGTTTCTCCGTTGTTCCGCGACCCATTTTTTTTCTCTAGAACTTGGGTAAAATTTTGTTTTAAAAAGGTGCGGAACTTTCGCCTTGCTGTGAAGTGCTTCAGAGTAGTTCTTATTTAATTTCTTGTGCCGCTCTGCTTTGTCACCGTTGTACAAAGAGTGGTTTGGCAACAGCAATAATCCCTGCTCGATAATGCAACTTAGATTTATGACGCTAGGAAAAACTCTGCGGAGTCGTTTCCAGTAAGGCCCAAGTTCTTCGTTAGGAATTTGATCCGTGGCTTGGATCAAGAGTTCATCGACATTCGGGTCGTTTTTTAGAATGGAGTACCCGTTCTCTGTGACATTGACGCAAACCTTTTTCCCCTGCGCTTTTAAAAGAGGAAAAATTGAACTTATTTGAAGTAGATCACCAAAACCGCCATACCTAATTAAGCAGACGGTATTTTCCCGCTTACCCCCTAGTTCTTCGTTGCTTATGTCTTGCCATTTTTTTTGAGGGAGATGATTAATCCTCATTGGTCACCGGACGAATCCTCTTCAATTATCTGACCCAGTTGACCATCACTTGTCTCTTTGTCCAGTACTCCAGCGCGAATGGCTTCTTGCATTAATGCTTGCATTGCTGGCGTGTCAATTTGCGGAGAAAAGCCCATTGACTCAAAAAGACCCACTAGCAAGTTTCTCGACCCGCTTAGTAAACCTAAACCCGGAACTGCTCCTAAAATTCCCATATCCAAGTTTTTGGCGTTATTTCTCGCGAGTTGCGCGAGGCCCATTTTGTGTTTATCCAGAAAGGCTCTGATTGCTCTTTCTTTTCGTGTCCGGCTAAAACTTTGCAAAGAATCGACGAAAGACTTAACAGTCTCTTCTTTAATGTTTATCGTATTGTCTTCTTGTCGCTCATAGCCCGGAGGCGCGGAGCCTCTTTTCCCCGGCCCTTTATATGCCGTTCGATTTGTTCTCTTTGCCCCGATTGCAACAGCGTCGTCCATTGCTCGTTCTTGAGCAGAACGAGAAACATTTCTATTTACCGATTCTTCCTGAGCAACCGCGCCAAACGAGGGTGGCCCCATGACCTGTGCTTCTACAGCGGCTGAATCGTATGCAGGGGATTGCATCGAGGTTGGCCCCATGACCT